TAATGCACTTCCTCATAATTCATTTTATACGTCAGTAAATGGAATTCTGCGAAAAGAGATAGCGGAACCAACAGATGTTCCGCCGTATGCTGTTTTTCATGTTATTAGTGATACTCCTGAATGGACGTTTACCACTTTTTTTGAAAAGGCGCGTATTCAGTTTAATCTGTATTCAAAGAAGAACGGTTCTACTGAGGTAGAAGGTTTATTTACAGCATTAAAGGCTTTGTATTGGTGTGAATTAACAATTGCCGGAAATGTTCACCTGTATATGAGGAGAGAACTTGCGCGATTGTCGAAAGATACGGAAAATAATGTGTGGGTGTACAATGTGGATTATGAAATACTTATGGAACGCAATTAAGAGAAACAGGAGGTAAATGATTATGGCTGTGAAAATCGGGCGATTTGCAAAGGTTACACTTAATCTTGATGGTCTTGGGGAACACACAATTGCGGAAATAGGATCGTATACCCTGTCCGGTTTTACTGTTGATCCCATAGAAATCACCGCATTTGGGGATGAGGCAAAAGACTTTATTCCCGGTATGGGTGATCCGGGCACAATGGAAGTCGCCGGGAATTATGATCCTGATGATGCCGAAGGCCAAACAGCGTTGGAAAATGCTTGTGATTTGGGGACGGAACTTACAGCGGGAATGATCAAGTTCTGGTTAGACGCAAGTACGTACCTTACACCAAAATCCGGTGGTTGTATTATCATTACAAAATGTAAGGCAATTGGAATGGATAAATCCGGTGTAGGTACAATTTCATTCTCAGGAAAGTTAAGCGGAGCATCGTTGGAACAGATTTATGTCTAATGTATGATGAATGTCAATCAAGGAGGTAAATGATTATGGGTGTAAAGGTCGGGAAATTTGCGAAGGTTACAATTGACGATGCTCTTGTGGCGGAAATGGGAACATATAACCTTTCCGGTTTTAATCGGGATACCCTTGAGCATACTGCTTTTGGTGACTCCACCAAAAAGTTTATTGCGGGGCATGTTGACGGTGGGGATATCAGCTTTTCGGGATTTTATGATACATCCGATGATGATGGTCAGAGAGTTCTTGAAGCTATGTGTGAGCAAGGAATTATTTTGATTCCGGGGAGATTGAAGGTGTACATTGATGCCCTACATTACTTCACAGTGGGCGCATCGGGTACGATGTTTGTTACCAAAGCAAAGAGTGTTGGGATGGATAAGGCGGGAATTGGTACTACCGACTTTACAGTGAAGGTAGCTGGGGATCATTTGGTTCTGTATCCTCCGATTTCATTATCATTGTCGGAATCCCCGTCGGAGTCACCGTCTGCTTCACCAACGAGATCCTTCTCGTTATCACCGTCGAAGTCACCGTCGGAATCCCCGTCGGAGTCACCGTCCACTTCGTAGAAAATATAAACAGCTAAAAGAAATCAAAGGAGGAAAGTTATGGGAGAGGAAGAAAATACGGGTACACTTATGGTTGGGAAAGAGAAAGAGGAGGAAATGGGAGGGGCAGTATTTGATATTAATGGTGAGTTAAATCCGGGTACAATGTTTAAAATGGAAGGTGGGGGTAAAATCTGGCTCCGTGTATGTGCAGGTGATGACCTCCGTGACATTCGTAAACAAACGGTTTCAAAGAAAAAAGAGTATAAGCGGATGGATGGTACTATCCAACGAATTACTTGGGAAGATACAGATGAGACACTCCAGAGTAAGTTGATTTGGGACTTCTGTATTGTCAATTGGGAAAATCTTTTTTCGGATGCCAAAAAGACAATCCCTATTCCGTGTACTACGGAAAACAAACTGAAACTGATGGGACGTTCATTGGTTTTTAGTAATTTTGTTGGGGAGAGCTTGAAGACTCTTAGAGGGGTGGTAGAAGCAGAGGAGGCTATTGTAGAAAAAAACTTGTAGACTACGCGCTATGGATAAAGAATAAGCCATCGTGCGAGTATTGCAGAACAAAGTGGGAAAGAAAAGATGATGAATCCCCTTGCCGTGCTTGTATAGTCGTTTTAGAAGAAGACAACATAGATGTTATGCGGGTATATTTATCCGTACAGCATCATGTTGTTTTGCATGAAGCTGATAAAGATCACACTTACGTCGATTTAGATGTTATGGCTGTCAAGGCGGCAATGGAGATTTACCAAGTAAAGGAAAAAGACAGAGCACGATGTTACGAGCGTGTGAGAGGTCTTTTCTTTAATTTGATCGGGGATAAGGGATAACAAGGGTAATGTGGGTATAGGTTAGGAGAAGAGGACATGATAGAAGGTAGTGGTTCTATCGGAACAGCATTTGTTGACTTACTCTTGAACGATACAGAGTATAAGAGTAAATTAAAGACTGTGGAAACTTCTGCGAGTAACACAGCTACAGCTAT